CAATGCAGTCTTCAACTTCTCCATGATGTTTTCTAAGGTCATATAAATATTCTCTCCTTATCTGTGCATATTCTACAGGTATATTTGCATTTAAGTAAGCCATGCTTTAATACTATCATCAAAGTCTCTGTAGTCTATTGTTATTTCGTCGCCAATTTTTATATTTTTTAAAGCAATACCTTCATCGTTGACAGATGGATTATCACTGTGATTTAAATATTTTTCATTATCAATACCTAAAACTAAAATACCAGATCCTATTTTTCTCTCGTACGCGTGTGTATCTATAAGTTTTGCCAAAGCCAACGGCATTGATGGTAGTTTATTTTTGTTAAATTCTATTTCAAATTCAGGTCTTTCTTCTTTTATTTGTTCTCCTTTATTTACATTTTCTTTAGAAAAAACTCCTACACCATGTATTTTACTTTTATCTAAATATGTATTTATCAGCAACATTAAAATTACTTATAATTAAAAAAATTTGCCATAATATATCTAGACCCTGCATTTTCATGAAATTGAAGAGATGCGTGAAAAAATTTAGAGTCAAAAATAATTGCCCTATTTTCTTTGAAACCTACATGTAGATTTAAAACATACTCTTTTTCTTTCTTATCATAAAACCCTGTGCCACTATTTATAAGTTCATTACCCTTTATGTAAACAATACAATTTATTTTACAGGTATCTGCATGAGGAGTAGGTTCTGTGTGCTTGGTGCTTAAAAAATAGTCACTTTCAAAATGGTCTATAGGTATACTTGAATAATTTTGTAAGCTCTTTGTAACCTCTTTAACAGCAAAATGTTCTTTGTACAAAGGAACATTAAAATATATTTTTTGATACACGTTTTGAGACTGTTCATTAACTGTAGTATTTCTATTAGCAAAATTTAAATTAGACATTTCATTTTGTATTTTATTTAAAATTTCCTCTGTAAAAAAATTATCTTTAACTATGATGTGGTCATCTATCCTCACTTTATAGATCCCCAGTTTGGGCCAGACTCGTAATCTACCTTATTAGGTATCTTCAAGTCAACAGCGCTTTCCATCACATCCTTTATTTTTTGTGCATGCTTATCATCCTCAACTGATAGATCTAATTCATCATGTATTTGAATGTGTGGTATAATTCCTTCTTTGTATAAATCTAACATAGCCTTTTTAGTCATGTCTGCAGCACTACCTTGTATTAATTTATTTAAAGCTTTATATGTAAAAGCTCTCCTTGTAGCATTGTTATGCCAATAATTTTTTTGAGGATTGCCTTCTTTATCTTTTAATACTTCACCTTCTTCATCTTTTAAATAAGGTCCCATTTTTTGTAGGTCTTCCATCCTTGTTTGATCCTCAGCTGGAACATATTTACCCCAATCCGAGCCACGAAGAATAGGTTCATATTTAGGGAAACGACATTTTCTATTTAACAAAGTTTTTATTTGACCTTTGTTAGCAGCTGCTTTCATAATTTCATTCATCAATTGCTTAACAAACGGAACCTTGCTGTGGTATTTATTAAATAATTCTTCTGCTTTAAATTTACTTACACCTAGTTCTGCTTGTAGTTTAGCTTTACCCATACCATAAAACAAACCAAGATTAATTACCTTAGCTTGAGATCTAGGTATCTCTGCCATCTCTGCAACTATTCTATGAAAGTCTGTTGATGGATCACTGTCGTAAGAATCAGCTATTGTGTTTACTGAAGATAAGCCATACCGTAGAGCATAATGTGCTACAAGTCTTGGTTCCTGTTGCGAGTAGTCAAAACAACCCCACTTGCATCCTTCTTCTGGTATAAATAAACTTCTAATTAAAGGACCTGTGTCTGGATCTCTGGCAGGTATTTGCTGTAGGTTGGGATTGGCGTAACTAAATCTACCAGTGACAGTCCCACCATCATCAGATCTTATTTGATTTATTTCAGCATGTATTCTACCCTTGTGTTCATGTTTTAAGATAGTGTCTATAAATGTAGTGTTTACTTTATTTATTCTTCTTGCTTCTGCTATCTTTTTTATTATAGGATGCTCATGATTAGAGAGGAAATTTTTTGTAAATGAAGGTTCACCAGACTTCGCTGTTCTTTCGTAAGATAATTTTAACTTGTCAAAAACTTTTTGTATGCTACGTGCGGCCCATATTTGAACATCTATGTTTGTTTCTTTTTGTACTTCTTGGAGCAGCACTTGTTCTTGTGCAATTAATTTTTTACGGAGGTCATGCGCTTGTGGCATATCTACTCTTACGCCTAGAAAACGCATATCAACTAAGCAAGGGAAGAGGTCGGTTTCGAGATTAAAAACATCTTGTAAATCTTGTTCTATCATTAATTTTTTTACATGTTGCCATAATTTAAAAGTAAGCTCTGCATCTTTTTCTGCATAGGTGCCAACCTCTTGAGCGGGCAGTTGCCACATATCTGCTTTTGCATCAAGACCTCTTTGTTTTGCAGCCTCGTTCAAAGCTCTTTCATTCTTACCTTCACCTAAAAAATGCCATGACAATGTATTGAGAGTATAAGAGAATCTATTTTCATCTAACAAAGAAGATGCAATCATGGTGTCGACTATTAAACCATTGATTTTTAAGCCTAAATTACGTATCCAACAAACGTCGTACATTGCGTTATGAAATATTTTTGTAGCTGGGCACTCTAGAATATCTTTAAACCATTCCAAAGTTTTTTTACGATCCATGTTGGGTCCTTCTTTGTGAGCAATTGGAAAATACCATTTGTTGTTGTACGTGGCCACAGCTATACCAACAACTTCTCCCTCACCTGTAACAGCTCCAGAACCTTTTGATTTTAAACCAGGGTCTTTGGTTTCTAAGTCAACAGCTATCTCATCATATGATCTAAGATCTGGGTATTCTGTAGGTTGCACCCATTCCGTTTGTGGTAGTAACATATTGTTTAAACCTTCCTATTTTTGGTCTCGCATTATTAAATTTAGACTGTTCCAAACATTCAACTGATTGTTTTATGTATCCATTAGTCCATAACCATTGTGCATGTAGTTCCAGTATTTTATTTTTTCTTAGTTCCATCTTTCATTTTTTTTATTTCTAGTTGACAGTAATGTATTATCTTTTCTAAGTCTTCAATCCCTGACTTATTTAAATAACGACAAACGTATTTTACAACACACCCCTGAAAGAATGAAAGATTATTTTTTGAAATAAATTCGTAAGGTTGTATTTTCATATTTTTATAATGAGATCCTCCAATTTGTTTTTCTTGAGGAAATGCATCATCAAATATACCTTTGTGTGTCATAACTGATATTCCTTTATTTTCTTTTTTGCTTTTAATTTGTATAGATTATTACGTGCTCGTGTAATGCCCACATACCACACTCTATGCTCTTCATCTTGTTTGTCAACACTTAAACTAATTCCACTCTGAACCTTTGATCCTTGGTGCAAGGATAATATTACATTATCCTCTTCGCCTCCCTTTGCTGCATGAATAGTTGACAACCATATTCTTGCAGGTTCATTAAGCTTTTCACCTGATGCGATTAAATTTCTTAAATATAATATTTCTTTTTGGTCCTCAGAAAATTTATCATACCAAGGCACCTTCGCATCCCAATCACCATTAGGTATATAGTCTTTTATTTCTGCTATTTCTTTTTCATCTAATGCTCCCTCCATACACCATTTGGTATAGGCCTCAGCAGCTTTGTATAAACCCACTTTATAACTCTTACCTTTGTTAGTTTGATAATAAAAATTTTTCTTTTTTAAATCTTTCATTATTTGTATTAAATTACTTTTGGTTCTAGTTAAAACTAACCATTTACCTTTAGATAGATCTACATGATTTAAATCTGATATGTAATAAGAGTGTCCTAAATGTTTTCTTGGTAAATATTCTTTAGTTTTTCTTAAACCCATTATTTTAGATATAGGAAAATTAGATTGCATTTGAACAGCTTGTGAAACTCTACGAGAATATCTTAAAGTTTTTTCTTGTGCGGGTTCATTTATAAATCTCTTAACATCCGCCCCTGCCCATGCAAAAATTGCTTGATCATCATCCCCTGCTAAATAAATATGTTCTGCTTTTTCTTTTAATTTATCATACAGCTTCCACTGTAGAGGAGAAAGATCTTGCGCTTCATCTATAAAAACTGCTTTAAAATTAGGTATTTTATCAGATTCAACAACTCTCTTAATCATGTCATTAAAATCTATTATCTGATTATTTTTTTTATATGTTTCTAAATTTATTGATATATGTTTAAGTGTATCCCATTTTACTTCTCTTCTATCGTGTTCGTTTAAATTAAATTCTTCTTCGATTGATATGTCTTTGTTTATAGCTTTTTGAATCATCTGAAAGTATGGATTGTTACAAGTTAAAAAATGACTTTCTTCTTCGTTGTATTTATCCACAAAAGATACTCGAACATTTAATTTTTTACCTAAGTCTTCGTAGTGATAAGGTTGTATGATATTTTCTTCTTTGAGTCCAAGAAGATGGTAACAAAAAGCATGAAGAGTTTGAAAATAAGGCACTTCTTTATCAGATGCACCTATTCTTTTTCTTGCTTCCGCAGCTGCTTTCTTTGTAAATGCAAAGTATCCTATTTTATGTAAAGGTGTCCCCGTTCTTTTATAGGCATTTACACGTCTAATTAATCTAAAGGTTTTACCTGTACCTGGCGGTCCATATATTTTAATGCTTTTTTTCATCAGCTTTTTGAAATGTATCAATTAATTTACCCTTCCATCCATAA